CATAGCTGATTCATCGTCATTGCTGCCTGTTTCATGGACAAAAATCGTATTACTTGAAGCGCCCCGAGGTTTAATATGTATGTCGGCATCGTTCCAAGCTGTTCTGGATAACGTGCCTATATCCCAAGCATTTTCTGCATAATTAAACTTAACATATCGATCAATGTCTATAGCGTCTTCCGATACGTAGAACCAAAATATTTCACTGAAGAGCCTATTAGACGCAGCAAAAAACTTAAATCGCTGTTCTAGGTTGATGTCCTCAAATACATGCCGCAAAACAGTGCACGGCAAAACATCGATTCGACCTGAAAAAACATAAAAGTTTTCATTATCCATCCAGAATACTGCATCCTTTGCATTAACACCAGCATTTGGACTAATAATAGAAACATTTGAAGCAAGTAATTGAAAACCAAATGTGAATGGAGGGCCTACAAATTTCATTGAATGTATAGCCATATCTGTCCAAACTAGAAACTCTTGACGCGTTCGTTTAGCTGTAATAATTTCAGAACCACTAGAAATACGCTGGCTTCCAGCGGTGTTAGTAGCTGTGGGGGTCCAATCAAAAGCATTTTCTTGGTCTGACCAACGAACAAGTAATGGATCTAATGTAGTTTCTCCCAAGGCATTAACACCAAAGGCTACAACATGCCGATCTGTAGGAGATAGCGATATTTCGCGCACAAGGGTGGGGGCATCAGATGCGCCTGCTTGGGCTGAAAGAGCAGTAGCCCGTGTAGCAACACCCAAGCCTCTATCCCAATAATAAGGAACACCGTTGCGTGGGCCAAAAATAAGGTCTTCCCCAAAATTATCCTGCCACCAAAGCCTTAGATTTTGGTCTGAAAGAGCAGTTGATGTTGAGGCTGCTCCAAAACTAACAAAATCATTAGCTTCTTTTACCACAGTGCCGTCATCATGTGACGCAGCAACAGTTCCAAAGGCACCACGACCCACACCAGTATCTATAGTATTGCTGCTTTTTCCTGTGTAACGGATTAATTCATCGTCAATTAACATTAATCCGACAAAGGTAACTGTTGCTCCATTACTATGAACTGCGGTGGTTGTGCCGTCTGCGCCACGCACAAGCTCACTTAAATTATTGCCTGATTGTAGATCATAGGCAATAATTTCACTGTCAATTAGAACATGGCCCCTATCAGGGAAACCACTTGTGCTAGTTAACGGTAGCGTTGTGCTCAATAAGGTTAATGCTGATGTTGTGGTTGTAGAAGCTGTTTCAAAATCGGCAGCACTTGTTAATGTAAAAGATGAATCCCCGGCGCTAATACCGCCAGCATCATTAAGAGTTGTTTGAGAAAATGAAGTAATTAAGCCGCCAAATAATCCTGCACCAAAACCATTTCCTGCTACAAAGGATTCAGTGCCAACGTTAAGTTGATAAATAGCAGTTACACTAGCCCCCCCGCCTGAAGTATCACCAGATGAGGCTGTTCCAGCAGTTGTAACTGTATAAGAATTAGCATCTACAATTGAAGTTATTTCAAATTCAGTGTTTATTTGGGCTGCGGTTACACCATCAACTGACGAAGAACCTAGAAAATTTACAAAATCACCCGCATTAGCGCCATGACTTGCATCTGTAACAGTTAATATCGCATCCGCTCCCGCATCTCCTGTTGTAAATGGATTATTGCTTAATGGGTCTGCTGTTCTTCGTATTGGTGTTATATCATTAAATGTAGTACCTTCTTCTATGTAAAATTTACTAGATGTTCCAAGACCCATTAATTTTGAGTTGTCCAATGTGGACCATGTCCACATTGATCTAGCAACACCTTCAAATGTATTTTGACCTAATTTAACCCAACCGCCTAGTTTTTCAGGACGACTTTTCCTAAATCTAATTAAATCAGAATTAAACCAGCCGCCTTCATTAGCATACGCCGTGCTCTCACGATTTAACCCAGGCTTAAATTGTAATTTGGAAATAGGCATGGTGCTTCCAGTATCCTAATATTGGCCCGTCAATATCCAATCTATTCCAGTGCAGCAGGAACATATGCGCTGATGTCATCTGTATTCTCCAGCGTAGCCAGATGTGTCTCAACAGCAGGAGGAAGATCCCTCAAAGCAACCTTCTTTGCAGCTACGGCAGTTTTATCTAACCCGGTTGGGTGAACACCTTCATCAGCCAGTTGATATTCAAGATCAAGTTCTTTTAGTTTCTCGTTACGATCACCACGGATTTCCTCCAGCCGGTCTACACGGGCTTTTGGTAGACGCCATTCGTGGGTCTTCAGGTCTTCGGCAGTGATCTCGACCATCAGTGTATCGGCATCTGGTACGATTTCCGGTGTGACTTCATTGCCGTCAATATCACGTTCTGCCGGAATGGTCGCTGCCTCTACGGCCTCTGCAATGATACCGCTGACCGATCCGGCATCACCGACTGTGGTTACCGTGCCGTCTGCGTTAACGATTAGTTCATTCATTTTCTAATTCTCCAAAGCAAACTACTGTATTATATACTGTGTCAATACCGGCTGATGCATTTGCCCACCGGACCCTGACTTTCGTACCCCCAACAAAATCTGTGTAGTTTATGTAGGTGTGTTCAGCGGGGCTCGACCATGCTTGGCCATCTCCAACGGCAACAAAATTATCAGATTTGAATGGGATACCAAAGGCGATGTCTGTTTCACCAGTGCCAACGTCAGTGATACTTTTAACATTGTAACTAGCCATGATCGAAAGTGTGCCGATTGTCTCATACACACACCACGCCTTCGCCTTCCCCAGATCAACACCGGCTGGCAGATCACTAGCCAACCCCCGCACCATCTCGTTGACCTGCCTTTGATCAACCGCTGGAGCAGTGACGTATGCATTGGCGCTGTTCTGTTCAGCCCGTAGATCACCCCACAGCTTACCCTTTTCGGAAGAGCCGGAATTAACAGTGGGTTTGCTGTCTATAGCCAGACCATCAAAGATCGTGATGGCGTCTGTCTGCGTGACCAGCACCTTGCCCGTCAGCGGATCAACATCAACGTCTAGCACTGCGTCCGTGCTGCCGGATTGCAACAGACATTCAGCAGAGGCCACGAACATGCCTTTTTCTGCATCGTACATCTGGTGGACTTGAGTGGCGCTTGCGTGGGTGGCGCTAATTTTACATAGAGCGATGGTGCTGTTTGTTGCGGGTTCTGAAGTCACATCTGAGGCCCTTATGCCAACAGCCAGCCGTAGATTTCCGCTATCTGATATACTTCCTGCCGCCGAAGCGGTTTGGGCAACAAGCGCACCATCAAGATACCCGTACCATACATCTTCTGAGGAAGACCTCGTCATCAAAAGATGATGCCATTCGCCGTCATCAATGCGTTCTGGATAGGCAACTCCTACATTGGCACTCGCCCCGATAACAGCGAAAACAACTTCAGTAGTGCTATGGTAAAAACCGATCCATGGATTGCTGTCGGTGGCGGATATGCCAAATAGAGATTCATTGCCGGATACGGTGCTGGCTTTCATCCAGCAACTTATCATTGCATCTCCAGTTCCCAGAACGTCCCAATCCGCATCTGAGGCACGGCTCAAATAATTCGACGTTGACCACCCGCTATACCCATTCAACTCCGCACCTGATTCCACAGCCGCTTCGGTGACCGTGCCGGTTTCGGTGAGGGTGTTGGCATTGTAGCTGCGATCAACTGTTTTGCTGTTGGCTAGCCATATGCCACGGATGGCTTGCGTATAAAAACCAGAATTGAATGTCCTGTTGACAATAGCATTCAGAGATAACCCGGCATTTGAAAAATGAGCCCTAGCAATCTGGAATGTTACGCCTTCCGCTGAAGCAGCAGCAAAATTTGCAACATTCATGGCGATGGCATTTTCTCCACCGAAGCCATAGGGGATATTGTCGTTTCTTAAAACTCGTACTATAGTGAAATCATCAGCAGTGATCGTAGAAATTAATGGGCTGCGTTCAACAACATTCAGTCCCCCTTCAGAGCTATTATACCATAGCTGCCCAGACCCAATGCCAACTCCAGTAAAGCCAATGGGCCCAACCTGAAGTACGCGGTCATATACGTTACCATCATACTTGATCAAAGATACTTGATCTGCACCAGCGCCATACCCAACACCAAAGCAGGGCATTTTACC